TTCTACTGCCCATACGTACCTCTGCAGATGGTCCGTGCAGTTGACCAAGACACCTTCCAGCCTAAGATTGGATTCAAGACTCGCTACGGCATGGTCGCTAATCCTTTCCACACTGGTGCTGGTGCTTCTTCAGGTGCTCTTACGGAAGACTCTAACGTTTACTACCGTCGTACTGTAGTCGCCAACCTGTTGTAATAAAAATAAGAATTCCTATAGGAATCACTTTTTAGGGAGAGGCTTCGGTCTCTCCTTTTTTTTGTTTCGCCCGCATGGGCATTAACGAGGAGAAAAACTATGGACCTTAACTTACCATTGATTGGAAAACTTCATCTTCCATCAGCAGCTTTAGGAGGGGGGCTGGTCTTAGTATTGCTCTGGTTGTTGTAGTAATTAAAATATGTACAGGGGGCTTCGGCCCCCTTTTTTATTGTAGTATAAATATAGTATCTAACATGAGATTACGAGTATGCCTTTAACAGATCTAAACTTCAATAAAAACATGCTGTCACCTACTGGGTTTTCTTTTAGTATTAAGAAGCTACCAGAGTTTAATTTCTTTGTTCAAAATGTAACATTACCTGGCGTTGCACTAGGCACATCAGATAGACCAACACCATTTAAAGCTATTCCTGTTATTGGAGATCATATTACGTTTGGTGAACTCAATGTTACTTTTAAAATTAATGAAGATCTTGGTAATTATATCGAAATCTTTAATTGGATTAAGGGACTCGGATTCCCAGAAGATTATAAGCAATACAAAGATTTAGCAGATAAGCCAAACTATACAGGTGATGGAATATACTCAGACGCTTATCTTTTAATTATGTCAAGTTCAATGACGCCTGTTGTTCGAGTAGAAATAGAAGATCTATTCCCTACAACTTTAACAGACATTGATATGAATACACAAGACACGTCAATTGAATACATAACCGCGACAGCCAGCTTTAGATTTACTACATATAAGTTTACTTCTTTGTAATTTTGTGTTATAATAGTTTATTAATATGAATAGGTGAGCTATACATGACACTTGAAGAAATATTTGATTTGTGGAGAAACGATGCTGAAGTTGATAGAACTGAGTTAGGTCAGTCAGCGTTAGATCTTGCTAAGTTGCACCACAAGTATTATCAAATCTTTTCGAAAGAAAGATTGTTATTAACAAAGCTTAAAGCAGAACTCAAACAATTAAAGTTAGAAAAACAAGAGTTTTACATTGATGGACCTACTGAAGAGCATATTGAAAGAGGTTGGAAGTTACCTGCTAAAGGACGAATATTGCGCAGCGATGCTGGCAATTATGTTGACGCTGATAGTGATGTCATACAGTTTACATTAAAGATTGCATATCAACAAGAAAAAGTTGATTTGCTTGATTCGATAATTAAGATTATTAGTAATCGAGGTTTTCAAATTAAGTCAGCAATTGATTGGGAGAAGTTTAAGGTTGGTGGATGAGTACACTGTATATACGTAAAGTAGATGAAGTGCACAATCAAGTAATGACTGACGATATGGGTGTTGCTCAAGAATTGTCAGATTACTTTACGTTTAAAGTACCAGGCGCGCAGTTTATGCCGGCTTATCGTCATAAAGTTTGGGATGGTAATATTCGCCTATACAATACTATGACCCAGTATCTTTATGCTGGTCTTATGAAGTATGTAGAAATATTCGCAAAAGAAAGACAATACGAGGTCGAATATGAATATAACCACTCAGCTAATAATTTCTCTTTGGTTGAAGCTAAACAATTTCTTGAAGAACAAAACTTTACAATGCAACCAAGAGATTATCAAATTGATGCATTCGTTGATGCCGTACGTAATTCTCGCGGTTTATATCTTTCTCCCACTGCCTCTGGCAAATCGTTTATTATATACATGATTATGCGTTGGCACTTAAGGCCAACACTTATCATTGTACCTACCACCACGCTTGTACATCAAATGTATTCTGACTTTGAGGATTATGGATTTAAGTCAAAAAAGTATTGCCATAAGATTTTTTCTGGTAAAGATAAAAATACAGAAAAGCCTATTGTTATTACTACGTGGCAATCTATCTATAAACTACGTAAAGATTGGTTTGAAAAATTTGATGTAGTCATTGGTGATGAAGCACACCTTTTTAAAGCAAAGTCACTTACTTCAATTATGACTAAGCTTATTGATACACCATATCGTTATGGGTTTACTGGAACATTGGATGGGACTCAAACTCATAAACTTGTATTGGAAGGTTTGTTTGGTCCTGTTAAAAAAGTAACTACCACAAAGAAATTAATGGAGCAGCAACACCTTGCTGACTTTAATATCAAGATTATAAATTTAACGTACCCAGACGAAACAAGAAAGTTAGTTTCAAAAATGAATTACATGGATGAAATGGATTTTCTTGTGACAAATGAAGCTCGCAATAAATTTATTACTAACTTATCTTTGTCATTAGAAGGTAATACACTTCTTCTTTTCCAATATGTAGAAAAGCATGGCAAAGTTTTAGAACAAATGATTCAGGAAAAAGCTAATGATAGAAAAGTATTCTTCGTTTATGGCGGAGTATCTGGAGAAGAACGAGATACCATTAGACATATCGTTGAAAGAGAAAGTAATGCTATTATTATTGCTAGCTATGGTACGTTCTCCACTGGTGTAAACATTAAAAACTTGCACTCTGTTGTTTTTGCAAGTCCTTCTAAATCTAAAATACGTAATCTACAATCAATTGGGCGCGCTCTTCGTAAGTCAGATACAAAAACTAAAGCAACTCTTTATGATATATCAGATGATCTTACATGGAAGAGCAAAACAAACTTTACTCTTAAACACCTAATGGAAAGAGTAAAAATTTATGATGAAGAAAAGTTCGATTACAAAATCTATAGCGTAGGTATCTAATGGAACACGAAATAGTTATGATTAAAACAATCATAGGTGAAGAAATCATTGGTAAACTCAAAGGTATTAATGATCGAGGGATTGACATTATAGACCCACTTATGATAAAATATAGGTATTCAGAGGATGGTCGTCCTTCCGTATATTTTACTAAGTATCCGTTCTATACTAAATCCTTTGAAGCTTATTTTAAAATGGAAGGTGTGATGCATGTCTATCATGATGTGCTTGAAACAGTTTCTAGGTATTATGAGAGAAACTTAATTGGTATTAAGGAAGCATATGAACATGAAGAACAAATGCGAAATCAACAACTCTTCGACGATTACGAAGACGAATATGTCAGCGAATCAGAAATCGAAGAACAAATGTACGCTTTCATTGAAAGAATGTCGTCTAACACCGCGATTCACTAGGAGTTAACATGGCACAGTATATTAACAATAAAGAATTTTATGGTTTGCTTTGCGACTATAAAGAAAAGTGTAAGCAAGCAGAAGCTGATGGTAAACCAGTTCCTCGCATTCCAGAAAACATTGGTAATTGTTTTGTGATGATTGCTACTAAACTTGCTACTAAAGGTAACTTTGTCGGTTATACATATAAAGATGAAATGATTAGTGACGCTTTAGAAAATTGTGTTGTCGCAGTTCATAGCTTTAATCCTGAAAAATCAAAGAATCCATTTGCATACTTTACTCAAATTTCTTGGTACGCTTTTTTGCGACGTATTGAAAAAGAAAAGAAGCAAACGTATGTAAAATATAAATCTCTAGAAAATTTAGTTATTAGTAGTGATTTATTGGAAGAAGAAGGCGGTAATGGTTATTCTAACTTTGATATTACAAACGAAAAAATGAAGCCAATCATTGATAAGTTTGAAAAGAAAAATAAACCAAAAGAGAAAAAGCTAGCCGGCGTCGAAAAATTTGTAGGAGATGCTGAGTGAAAGTAGCTTTAATTACTGACCAACATTTTGGAGTTCGCGGTGATAGTATACAATTTCATGAATTCTTTTCTGAGTTCTATAAAAACTTTTTCTTTCCATATCTCGATGAGCATGGTATATCAACAATTGTTGAGCTTGGGGATATTTTTGATCGCCGTAAGTATGTTAACTATGACACGTTAAGTCGGTGTAAAGATTATTGGTTCGATCAAATTAAACAACGTGATATTAAATTACATTGTATTGTAGGTAATCATGATATCTATTTCAAAAATACAAACCGAGTCAATGCACCAAACTTACTCTTAAATGAATACTCATTTGATGTGTATGAAGAAGCAACTGAAGTCGACTTAGATGGTCTTAAAGTATTGATGCTACCTTGGATCAATAATCAAAATTATGAAAGTGCAATGGAAGTTGTTAAGTCTACTAATGCTTCTGTTGTTCTTGGTCATCTCGAGTTCCAAGGATTTGAAATGTATCGTGGCGCTATGAACGATCATGGTTTATCACATCGTGACTTTACAAAGTTTGACATGGTATGTTCTGGTCACTTTCATCACAAATCATCTAAAGATAACATCCACTATCTTGGTGCACCGTATGAAATGACGTGGTCAGATTATAATGACGATCGTGGTTTCCACATTCTTGATACTGAGACTGGTGAAATGGAGTATGTAAAAAATCCACACACTATGTTTCATAAAGTTTTTTATGATGACAGCGAGTCTAATCAAGAAGAATTACTTAACGTTGATTTTTCTCACTTAGTTGATAAACATGTAAAAGTTATTGTTAAGACTAAAAACAATCCTTATGTTTTCGATCTATACATTGATAAACTCAATGCTGCAGCCCCAGCACATATGCAAGTTGTTGAAGACAATTTTAACCTTGACATTTCTGATGATAATGATATAATAAATGAGGCTGAAGATACTATTACAATTATCAAAAACTATATTGGTAATCTTAATTTGAATGAACCAAAGCCAATGGAAAATTTATTTTATGATCTCTATCACGAGGCGTTGAGCGCAGACTAAATTATGTTGTATTTTCGTAATATCCGGTGGCAAAACTTTTTGTCGACCGGAAATCAGTTTACTGAGTTGAAACTCAATAAGTCCCCATCGACACTCATTGTCGGTGAAAACGGTGCAGGAAAGTCTACCTTTCTTGACGCTATCTCGTTTGTTCTCTATGGTAAACCTTATCGTAATATCAACAAGCCAATGCTTATTAATAGTATTACCAATAAAGCGTGCTTAGTTGAAGTTGAGTTTACTACTAATAATAAGAATTATCTTGTACGCCGTGGTATCAAACCTGCTATCTTTGAAGTTTACCAAGATGGTACACTAATTGATCAAAATGCAAGTGTAAGAGAATACCAAGAACAATTTGAAACTAATGTTCTTAAAATGAATCATAAGTCATTTACTCAAATCGTTGTTATTGGTTCTGCAGGTTTCACACCGTTTATGCAGCTCAAGCCTTTCGAGCGACGTCAAGTAATTGAAGATTTACTTGACATTGAAATCTTTACAAAAATGCATCTTATTTTGAGAGACAAAATTCTTACAAACAAAGATAAGATTGTAGATATTAAATACCAAATTGATTTGCTCGAGCAAAATATTGGTTTGACTAAAAAGCATATGAACGAGATTATGTCAATTAAAAAGTCAGATCGTCAAAATAAAGAAAATAAAATTAAAGAA